AATCTTGAAAAGGATATCGGCGAGAGAGGATGGCGTATTTTGCACTCTCCAATAAATCCAAGAGAAGGGTATCCTGGCCATTATCTTTAATTTCCAATTGTATTTTTAAGCGTTCAAGTTGTGTCACCATCCTCTTTCCCTCCTTTCAATTACTCAAGCAGGTTCAACTCTCTTAGCATTGGACAATGCTTTTCCGGTTGCCGAACCACTTGCCGCTACTTCAACCTTGATATACTTGCCAACATAATCGGAAGTAGGAATATAAGTATCACCAGTAGCTCCTGTAATATCTACAAACGTACTTACTGGGCTATTTCCAGCCTTCCACTGATAAGTCAGTGTGAGGTTTTGGTTTTCAGGGGGACTGCCTATATAGGTTATCTTGAGAGGTTTCGTTGCAACTCCTACTTTTGGAGTTCCAGTCAGTTCAACTTTTTCAATCACTGGTAAATGATCGACAACCTCGATCGGATCGATGGTGTAAATTAACTTGCCGGGCTTCGGTTTCTCAAAATTAGGAGAAATATTCACAATCTTTCCATGATACCATTCGGGGCCATGATCGAGCCCGATCTGTCCGAATATCTGATATTTTAATCCGGCTCCGGTTTTAGCAAGCTCTTCAAGGAAGAAATTACCCTTTTCCGGATGAGGTTGTTCAACTGGAGCTACCACATCGGGATTCCAGAGCATAACCGTCCCAGGCGGTAAGAATTCGCCAAGATATACCCCTACTTCTCCAAGGGGAGTCAGCAAGGTATTGATAGCAATACCGTTGATATTCCGAGAAGCGGGTACTATTGTGTTACCGTTCTGCTCGGCGTCAGCGTTAAGCTGGAACAGGCTTACAGGGTCAACCCACAATACAAGTCCGTTGAGGCTTCCCTGAGCTTCGTATATGAGCTTCATAAGTTCAGCAACGTCCCAAACTCTCAAAGGTTTGCCGTTCAAATCAATAGCATTGGAAGTGATTGCTGTAAGCATTCCACGGGTTCTGTTTGCCCTGTCGTCGCTATCGGCTTTTTGGTAGGAACCTCTGATGAACGTATATTCTATATCGCGAGCAATTTTGTTCATCTTAGCGGCAACCTGAAAATCAAGCTCGTTAGCAGGATTAGCTTGCTGTCCTGCAATATTTACTCCCGACAAAGTTCCCATATTCGACTGCTTCGCATAGCTGATATACACAGATTCATGGAAAATCTGAGTGACGTTTGTTTTTTGCACTCTGGTAATGTACGTTGCGTCAGGAGCAGTCAAAGACTGGTTTTCTGAAATTTCCGGTTGATTGCCGCCCCCTGTTTGATATTCTTGCCCTGTTACAAACTCCACATGGTTAGTAACTTTTCTTTTACCACCTATTACGGTACTAAAAGGTGTTCTAGTGTTCCCTTTATTGAAAAGCATCCCGGAGTAATTAAGCACTCCGAAACTGGTTATAACTTGATCTGTCATTCAATCATCTCCTTTTATTTAGTTTTTTTCAGCCAGCTGTTGTTGGCGAATCCAATAAGCTTCGGCTACTCTGTCTCCTCGTTCACGAGCTTCTTCAATACGTTTCTTATAATCAACCTTACCCACGGCTGCCGGAATACCAGCTGGGGGTTTAGGAGTGTCTTTCAATAATTCAGCCTTGACGACTTGCTCAACTGCTTTCTTTTGAGCATTTATAACATCAACCATTGTTTTTGCTCGAGTAATAGTAATTTCCTCGTCTTCGGATACTATCGCTTCAAGCAAGGGGTTATAATCATTCTCCTTCAAACCTGCTGTTACAAATATTTCCTTCGCTTTTAATTTTGCAAATTCTCTCTGATATTGTTTTTGTAGTTCCTGTGCTCTTTCAGTTTCAGCTTTCAGTTTTTCTTCAGCAGTCAGCGAACTCTCCTCCAATTCTCTTAATTTCTTCTTCAGCAATGCAAGTTCAGACGCCGTTTTATCAAAGGTTTTCTTATTTACTACTTCACCCAACGTAGAACGATCTACCAAATCTTTATCTACTAAAGCAGCCTCAATTTCTTCAATCGTCATACCTTCTTTATAAGCATCCCCTAACAATTCTTTCAAACTTGCCATTTTATTACCTCCTGTGCGTTTTTAGGTGTTCTCTCACCTTAAAATTTTGTGTTTTTTATAGTGCTTCTCTGCACTTTGTGTTTTTTAACGTGCTTCTCTGCACGATAACAAAAGAGCGCCAGTATTTTAACCGGCGCTCTGGTGGCACTCTACTATTTTCATAACATTCACAGTCCCGCAACGAGGACATTTTATTTCGATTTCTGCTTCTCCTTTAATTTTACCAAGAAGTTTATTACAAGTCAAGCACCTAACTTCTCTCAAAGGCATCACCGTCCTCAATATCGAAGAACTTATGAGAATTGTCCTGTAACACCTGATAAATACCCTTAGCCAAAACATCAACTACCAATTCTGCATCATCAATCTGTACATGAGCATGTTCCAAAATGGCGTGAAGAATTTCGTGCCATAAGGCTATACACTGATGCTGATAATCTTGATTATCTGGATTAATCTGTATTAAAGATTGGCCATAAATTATTTGACTATACATTATCTGTTCTCCATCGTTAAGATGAGGAACGTATTTAATTTTATAATCGACTCCACCTATTCTAACACTATATGGTATATTCATGTAACATCTTCCTCCGTTTCAGGATTCGGTTTATTATTTCCAGGCGTTACTGTAGCTTCGGCTGTTTTCCACTTCTCAAGATATTCTTGAGAATCCAAATACACTTGCTCAGGATCACTAAACAGTCCACAAGTAGCAATTGCAATCTGCGGATGGATACCAGCTTCAAGCATATTTTGTAACCCCTGGGTTTTAACCAGTAAATTATCTGTCCTGTTTCTGGTAAATTTAATATCTATCTCGTCAAGTCCTATATCAATACCTTTTGAATCTTTAAGAATCCTCAATACCAGTCTTAAAAATTGCTTTTCTGAACTCTTAAACATTAACTCTGTGTCCCTAGCTCTTGCTTCCGCTGCCGTCCAACCGTCTCGATAAAGCACTGCTGATCCTGTATCACTAGTAGACTTTGCATTTTGACGCCTATCTGGCATACCACATATGATAAGAATCGTTCTGTAAATATCATCCTTAACAGTTTGCGTTTGTCCTTGATCCAATTGTTGAGATATTATATCCACATCTGCTGGATCGGCAGAGCTACTTTTAACCTTCAAAGCACCCAATTCTTTTAAAGCGAGGAATGTTGACTCATCTATATCACAATTAACGAATTTGATAAAAGACTGAATAAATTGCTCAATATCGTCCAAACGATTTGAAATAATTTTATTGAGTGCATTGAGTAAAGGAAGAACTACCTCAAAAGCACCTAACCGAGCGCTATTTGCCGGATATTCAATTATTGGTATATAGCCCAATGCGTGGGGTTCTTCTTTTACAATTTGATTTTCGGGTTCATCCTGCAATACTTCAAAATACGTAGTAGGAGTATATATACAATATAACACCTTTTCGTCGGGTTGTTGTACGCATGTAACTCCCATTAATGGCTTCTTACCGAAACCATTGTTATAAACTACAAAGGTTGCACGAGGATCTAATGTGTCAATTTCAAAGGGTACATCTCCTTCTTTACTAGGTAACACCATTCGATATGCTGTCCCAGCAATGTAAAACCATTCTGCCAATTCTTTATCTTTCTGAGCTTTATCAACCATAAACATATATTCATTGAGCTTGGTTATTTTATTCTCTGCAATACTTTCCTTACGCCTTATATATTGAATCGGCTCGCCAAAAAGATAACCTTTCTTAAAATCAACAATCTCATGCGCATGATTTTCAACAATCTTATTACAAATTTCAGGTCGAATCTTTTTCACTCTATCTAAAATCGGTTGCCTTCCTCGATAATAGTTATATAAATAATCTATTTCTCCCCTGTTTTTTTCGTGAATGGATAAAGCTTCCCGCAAAACATCAAGCAGGTTATCCCTTGTAATTTCCGTTACTGGAGAATATATTACCTCTCTACCAAACAATACCCTACTCGTCATAATCTCCCCTCTCTATGATTGGTATTTTATACCTTTGAGCATAATTTCTTTCGATCCTAACACCTTTGCTATTCCCATATATCCAAATTTTCGAACATAAATCCAATAAGGTTAAACAATGTGATATGCCTTCCTCGTAAGTCAGTTCATTATAAAGAAATCCAAACGTGTGTATTGGAGATACAAAACAATATTCAGGATATTTTTTAGTCAATCTCTTTATTAATTTCTCAACCTTTTCCTTATTTTCATTAAGACCCCCATAAGGATGTGAAATATATATAACCTTTTCTTTAATATCAAACATTACCATACCTCCATATATACCCATAGGCAGTTTTTCTACGCCCGGCCGTACAACTAGCTATATTAGAAGATTGACCGCCAATTCTCCCAAAACAGACAAAAGCATGACCACTTTTGGAGCCAAAGCTCCCAAGCAATCATGCTCTTACAAATCACCAAAACGTCCAATTTTTCACTTTATCATTAAGATACCACAAGAT